TGTACAGGTCTTGGTAAATATTTTTTATGTTTCCTGATGCCTGCTATACGACTAATGGGTATTTCTGATTGTTGTTGTACAGCTTTTGATATACGTCTTGAATGTTTTAATACTATTTCTCTTGCAGGTTCAGTTATAAATCTTTCTACATCCGCACCAGCCCAAGCATAAATAGCTTGGTCATCATCACCAGCTAAATACAAATGATCAGTTTTAGTTTTTAATATATCAACTAACTTCCACTGTAATGGAGATAGGTCTTGTGCTTCATCTATAAATATGGCTTTTAATTTTGGTATCTTATCTTCTTTTTCAATTAACGTTTTAATCAAATCGTTAAAGTCCATAAGTTCATTTACTTTTTTATAATCTTTTAAATATCTAGAAATATTTTTTAATGGTCCCCAATCAATAACCTTTCTGTCATGTTCGTTCCTATTATATAATTCTCTTATATCTATATCTAGGTTAATGGCTTTACCTATCATTTGAAAGTATGGATTATTACAAGTAAGATAGTGTGTTTGCTCTTCGTTGTATTTATCAGAAAAGTTTACACGTATACCTAATTTTTTTCCTATCTCTTCATAATTGTAGGGTTGCATAATCTGTTCTTCGTTCATGCCTAAGAGATGAAAACAAAACGCATGGATAGTTTGGAAGTATGGAACTGTTTTTTCCGATACTCCCACCCTATCACGCGC